GTAAATCTTATGCCATTACTTACGGACTTCCTATTCTAACTGATTATACTGTTATTGCTGATAGAACTTGGTTTGCTGAAAAAGTTGATAATGGTATATTTATGTCTAAAGCGTTAGAGCAAAATGGTGCTTTTATTTTAGAATATAAACAAGGAGATAAATGGAATACATATTCATATTATTCAGCAACTAATATAAATATAGATAAAGATAATTCTATTGTTTATCAAACTAAAAATAAATATAACGAACAAACTATATATCCTGGCGATAAACAAGATACTGATACTTTATTTATAGGAACTATTAGAAAAGATGATTTAAGAAGTTTTATCGGTTGCCATGGTGATATTATTCTATTTAATCGTTCTTTAACAGAATATGAAATATCTTGGGTAAAGAACAATATGATGTGTTCTAAGCAGCAAGAACCTGATATAGACCTATAATGTATCTGGTGCAGTTAAATTAGACTTCTTAAATATGGAAGAAGTAGCTAACTTTGCAGGTACTATTAAATTTACAAATGTGGTATAATGAAGAATTCTATAAAGAATAATATATTTGGTGCAGTAGTATATTTCACTACTGCATTATTACTTAATAGTAGTACATCATTGCTAATGCTATTTGTTAAAGAGAATAGCGATAGATGTCATTACTATAATGGTAAATGGAATAAAAAAGACTTAGCAATTGGAATTTCATCTATTGTATTGGGGTCTATTGCTAAATATTTTATAACTTTAATTTAATAAAACTTATGATAAAACAAGAGAACCCTAACTTCGTAGCATCTTTTTATGCTCCCAATCCTATGGAAGTAACTTATTGGATTGACTTATCTACTGATGCTAATGGTAATGTAATTAAAAGTTATACAGGCAATGACTGGTTACCGGTTAATTACTTTACTAATACTGATTAGAGTGTAGAAATAAAGAAACTGAAATAGGAAATTGCAGATGAGGTAAATAGAGCTAAACAAGCTGAACAGAAGTTAACCAATGACCTAAACGGTAAAGCAAATAAGTCTACTACATTGGCAGGTTATGGTATTAATGATGCTTATACTAAATTAGAAACAGATGCTAAGGCTATCGAAATAGCACAAGCCGAATGTGCCAGATTAGTTGCCTCTGCTCCTGAAACTTTAAATACATTAGATGAAATAGCAGCTGCATTAGGTGACGATCCTAACTTTGCTACTACTATAACTAATCAATTAGGTACTAAAGCAAATAAGTCTGATGTATATACTAAAAGTGAAGCAAATAATAAGATAAATACTGCTGTAGCTAATAAAGTAACTTCTACAGATGTTACGCAGATTAAAATAGTAGATGAAGTACCTGAAGTAGGTAGTTAGACTCCTGGTATATTGTATATTAAACTTTCAGCTTAATTATGGGACAAGTTGGTTTAAATAATTTAACATTCCAAGAAGTTGCTGCTAATGGGAAATCCGTTCAAGAGATGTGGTTGAACGGTTCTTAGATATATGCTGCAGGTGACTTATGGTATGGAGTACGTTTTACAGGTAGTAGTCCTGATGGGGTAAGAACTGGTAATATGCAAATGCATAAAGACCTACCAGTACAATCATTATTCAAAGGCTGTAGACTTACTTCTGATGGTACTATTAAATACTTTAATGCTACAGATTGGGATCATTACGAAGATGGTTCTGAAGTAACTAATAGCATTGAAGATGGTAATGATATGGTTGAATTACCTGATGCATATTATACTGTGGTAGTACACGGAGACTATGATTGGGAAATCAGAATGTCTTTGTATCCCTTAGAAGGATATACTAAGTTTAGTAAGAAGTATTGCTCTGCATATGAAGCTTATAGAGACGGCAGTACCTTATACTCAATTAGAAATCAAGTACCTACTGTAAATACTAATAGAGCTACTTTCTTGACACAGGCTCGTAATGGTAGAAGTAATAGTTATGCTATCTATACTTATGAGATACATAAGTTTATTACTTGGTGTTATGTAGTAGAATATGCTACCCTTAATAGTTAGAAAGCAGTTAACACAGCATTGACCGAAGAAGGTTATCATCAAGGTGGACTTGGTAATGGTATTACTAATGGAACTAAGAAAGAAAACGGTGCTGATAGATGGGCTTTTGTACCTACAGGTACTACTAATTCATTAGGTAATGGTTCTGGTCAAGTACAGTATTCATACGTTAATACAGATGCAGAAGGTACTGAAACACAAGCCAGTCAATACGCTAATAGATACAGAGGTATTGAAAATCCATTTGGTCATATATGGAAGAACTGTTGTGATATTGTTGTAACAGGAACAGACAATAAGATATACGTCACCAACAATAAAGAGAATTTTGGCATAGATAAATCGTTATATGAAGATAGTGGTTTAACTACTCTCACTACTAACAATCAATGGGTTAAACGCATTACAAATAATGCGGCTGCTGACTTATTCTGTTAGGAAGGTGGAGCTGGTTCTACTACGTATTTCTGTGATCATTATTGGACGAATGCTGTAGCATCTGACAGAACTTTACTGTTGGGGGCTCACGCGGGTGATGGTTCCAATGCGGGTTTATTCTATCTGGGTTCTTACCATGGCCTTGGTTATGCGAGTGCTCATGTCGGTACTCGTCTGGTATATATCCCTTAATTATTAACAAATAGGTTGTCGTTCTGGATTGAACAAGTAAGTTAGATAGGAGCTAACACGAGTAATAGTTCCAATGCAGGTTTATTCAATCTGAATTCTAACAATGACCTTAGTAATGCGAATGCTAATGTCAGTACAATGAAGCACGATTATCAGAGAACTATCAGTGATTTTCAGATTATTTGAGGAACGAGACCTTGCCTCTTGGCAAAAGATAACTAACCTAAACAAGTGTGTTGGTAACTTCGGTGAAGACTCACTTAGGTGCTTCAGATGAAAAGATATAATAATTTATTTGAAAAGATTGTTTCAATAGACAATCTATATTTAGCTGATAAGAAAGCTAGAAAGAATAAGAGTAATAGAAACGATATTAAGGAGTTTGACAAGTATAAAGATAATTTATTAGTTAGATTACAAGGTACACTGATAGACCAAACTTATACCACCTCTAAGTATGATACATTTATAATTAGAGAACCTAAGGAAAGACTTATATTCAAATTACCTTACTATCCTGATAGAATTGTTCATCATGCTATTATGAATATATTAGAACCAATTTGGCGTTCTGTATTTATTACTAATACTTATAGTTGTATTAAAAAGAGAGGAATTCATAAGGCATTATATGATGTACAAAGCGCATTGAAAGATAAATAGAATACAGTATATTGTCTCAAGTTAGATGTAAGAAAGTTTTATCCAAGTATAGACCATGAAATATTAAAGTAGATAGTTAGAAAGAAGATTAAAGATAATAAGCTACTTGCATTATTAGATGGTATTATAGACTCTGTAGAAGGAGTTCCTATTGGTAATTATCTTTCTTAGTTCTTTGCCAATCTTTATTTGTCATACTTTGATCATTGGCTTAAAGAGGATAAAGCTGTTAAGTATTACTTTAGATATGCAGATGATATGGTAATACTTCATAGTGATAAAGAATACTTAAGACAATTACTTGATGAAATAAGAGAACAATTAGGCACACTTAAATTAGAAATTAAAAGTAATTATCAGATATTCAAAGTAGAAGATAGAAGTATATCTTTTGTAGGATATAAAATCTATCACGATTATACTTTGATTAGAAAGAATATTAAACACAAAATGTGTAAGAAAGTTGCTGCTATGAATAAACTTAAGCACATGACTTATAGTGAATATAGGCAGCAAGTCTGTAGTCATAAGAACCGCTATTAGTCTTAACTAAGTTTAATCGAGTAATAGCAACTTATTTACAATGTAAACGTTTATTAATTATAATCTCGAACAATTTTCAGAGTCCCTGCCGATTTTAAACCCCTTATGAATCAGCTGGGACTTTTTTGATTTACACTTTATATCATTTACTATCTATGAATTATTATCAGTTAGGAGAGCATACAATGCCTATATTTAAAAACATGTTTAGTAGTACAGAGAAATTAGCATCTGCTGCATTAGGTGGATTAATATCTCTATACTCACCAGTATATGTTCCTATTACAGCTCTAGCTGGCATTATCATAGTTAATACTTTATATGAGTGCAAAGTAAATAAGAAATATAAAGACGATGAAATATTAGCACGTTCAAGGAGATTAACTTCAAAAATATTCTATAAGCTAAGAGATGCAATAGTTGCTATATGTGGTGCGTTTACTATTGAGAAGTTTATAGTAACTTCTATAGATTTACACGCTATTGAGTTTATAGCAGGTGCTATAGCTTTAGTAGAATTCTTCTCCTTACTTGAGAACTTAGGTAAACTACATCCTAGATGGAAAGTGTGGAATATACTTAAGAAGATAGCAAAGAAGAAAGGGGAATAGATATTAGATGTCGAATTAGATGGAGAACTTTCAGATGATACCAATAGTAATAAAGATAATTAATTGGTTCAGTAACAATATCAGAATAGTCGCAGTAGGTTTAGTTAGTTTACTTATTGCGACTGTTTTGTTTTAGAACCGTTAGTTAAATAAAAAGAATGCAGAGATTAACAGAATAACTAACAATATTAGAGCTTATGAAGAGATAGCATCTAATAAAGAGGCACACAATAGAGTATTACAACTTACTATAAATGAACTGAATAATAGTAAGGATAGCTTGATACAATAGATAAATCAAGTAAAGAAAGATAATAAAGTCAAAGATAAGAATCTAACCAATGTAAGTGTAATCAATACTGAGATTAAGGATTCTGTGAAAACAGTAATTAAAGAGAAGTTAATAGACTTCGATAAAGAGTTAAAACTTAATGACTTAACAACTATCATAGTTAGTAGAAAGGATTCAATCCTAACAGCCAAAATAGATATAAAAAACTAGTAGACAATATTCGTAACAGAAAATAAAGAATATAAGAATACTTATAAGAACTGGCTAGTTAGATTCTTTCACTTTGACTTTAAAAAAATATATATCAAAAATTACCAGATAGTAAATAGCAATCCGTTGATCAAAGTAACGGATACACGGGTAATAGAAATTCCCGACAAATAACATATTCAAAACAATATTAATCAATAATAATATGCATAGAATATTTCGTGTGAAGGCTTACGAGAAAGAACACGGACCTCACTTCAATGAGGAATATGCTCGTAAAGCTGTAATGAAGATGGAAAATGAGGACGGTACTCGTGGACCACATTGGTCTTTAGAAGAGACTACCACATTGGCCAGTCAATACGGAATTGCTCTAGGAAGCAAATTCAATCGTTATGATTGGTTTGTAGCATTAAATATGGTTTACTCTGATTACTATAGAGTTATTATGAACATTACTGGTTCTAATAATACTAAACACTACGTTGAATTTGCAAAAGCTTGGCTTAATGATAAAGATATTGACGAAGGTAAGATGTGGTATTATTATATTTACGTAATGTGCGATCATATCAGAGAAGCTGAAATGGAATGTTACGAAGAGAAAATGTCCAAGTATGAAGATGAAGAAGAAGACTTTGGACATTATCGTAGAGGTGGTAGACGAATGGGTATGTTCGGAAGACGTAGCATGTATGATAAGGATGATTATGAAAAGAGAGACTACGAAAGAGTAGAACATGAATATGATCCTTATGAGTACTCTCGTAGAGCCACTCGCTATGTCAGATATTAATTAAAATCAATTTTTATAAACTAAATCAATTATGTTAGAAGATAGAATTATCGTGCAAGATCGCGGTATCGACGCTGGTCTCGCTGCTTTAATGCAAAATGCTAATAAAGGTATGGATCCTGCAGCTTTGATGGCTATGATGAACAACAACGGCGGTTTCGGTGGAAACGGCGGTTGGTGGTGGATCTGGATCATTCTGATCTGGTTCTGCTGGGGTGGTAACGGTTTCGGTGGCCGTAACGCTGGTGCATTAGCTTCTGAACTAAATACTGATGCTAATACTAATTTGCTCATGTAGGCTATCAATGGTAATAAAGATGCAATAAGCAATCTGTCAACTACTTTGAACTGTGACATCAATGCAGTTCAAACAGCTTTGAATCAAATCAATGCTGGTGTAAGTCAGATCTCTTGTGATACTAAGCTGTCAAGTTGTGAAGTAATTAATGCTATTACTTCTGGTAATGCAAATCTTGCTTCTCAGTTAGCTAACTGCTGCTGCACAACTCAGCGTTCTATTGACGCTGTAAACAACAATATCACTAAGATGGGTTATGAAAATCAGTTGTCTGTATGTAACCAAACTAATAACTTGGTTAACACCATGAACAGCAATACCCTGTCTCTCCGTGATAGCAATACAGCTAATACTCAGTCTATAATCGCTAAGCTTGATGCTATACAGAACCAAGCTCTGTTAGATAAGATTGATACTTTACGTGAGAAGAACTCTACTTTGATTTCTCAGTTGAGTAACGAACATCAGACAGCTGCTGTAGGTTCTATGATTAATCAGGCTACTGCTCCTATTGTAACTAGACTGAATGATTTGCAATCAGATGTTGATGGTATCAAATGCAAATTACCTAATACAGTAAGCGTACCTTATCCTCAGTTAACAGCCATTAACACAGATATTTATCGTGCTGCTGCCTATGGTGCATACGCTGGTGATGTAGCATATGGTCGTAGTGGATACGGTTGTGGATGCAATAATTACTGGGGTTAATTCCAGTAAGAAAGGAGGTAAGTATGTGGCCTAACTTTTTTACAGGATTACCCTTTCTATTTCCTTCATTAGGAAGAACAAATTACAATACTTTACCAGTAACTAATGTTACAGTTGGAACTGAAGCTGTAACATTAGAACTTCCTAATCATGCATTTAGAAATAGGGATTATGTTGGTGGATTTTATATAGACTTAAGAACTGCAATACCTACAGGTACTAGTGCTACATTACCAATACTAATTGGCACTAATGGTGATACTAGACCTTTAGTAACTTATAACAATGAACCAGTTAGAGTTGAAAATCTTGCAGGTACTGGTATATATTTACTCCATTATAATAAGTATACAAATCAAGTATTTTTGGTAAGCGATGGTTATAAAGCAACTGCTACTCCATCTGCTTAATAATAACAAGGGCTACTTTTTTGGTAGCCCTTTAATAACTAATATTATGACATTCGATCAATTAAATCAAGGGGATAACGTCTATATTATAGAAGTTGTCGGAACATTCAAAAAAACAACGGAATACAATGTAGGTACTGTTATATCAGTATCGAATGTATACGATGAACCATTACAGCCTGGTTAGTTCTAGTTACCTAATCAACCTAGGAAGAAGTTAATAGATGTTACTATACAATGTAATGGGGAATAGAAAAAATTCTCTATACCTGAGAACAGGACCGTGATAACAGACAGTAATCTAGGTTTAACTATATCTACAGATAAACAGGAAATTGTAGGTATAATAAAGAATTAGTACAACACTTATAAAGCTAGGAAAGAGTCAATAGCTAAGTGTGATGAAGAAATGAGTAAGTGCTAGGCTTTACTTGAGAAACTGGACATACTGAAGGAACCTATTAATACAGAGGATCCTAGGATAAAGGAACTACAGGATGAAGTAAACGAATTAAAGAATATAATTAAACAAGCAAGTTCTATGGTTCCACCACCTATGAAATAGATGTTACCACAGAATATGTAGAATGTAATGAAAGAGGTTGATCAATAAGGTCAACCTTTTTTTGTTTTAAGCTTGTACAGGAAACGCTATTAGTTGCGATAAGGGATTGTATAGCTGTACACATAAAATACCTCTAATCGCTTTAAAATGCGTTCTAGGTATATTAACGTTAATAGAATTTTATATGTCACTTAATAATATAATAGATAATATATTATAGATTGCTCGTAATAATAATATTACAGAGTCAGAACATCTAAGCAGACATTAGATTGAACTCTGGATAAAGTATTATAGAGCAATGCTTATAAAGTAGGCAATAGATAAAGGTTATGATGTAGATGAAGCGTATGTCTCTACAATTGAACCTATTCATCTTGATGTAATATAGACTTATCCTGGTAAACATGTATATGTAGGAGATAGAGAACTACCAGCATTAATTAGCTTTAGATACAGACCAGGAGTAGTAGCAGTAAGAGATATGTATGGTAACATTATATAGTTGGGTAATTATACTAAAGCTAAACTATAGAGATACAGAAAAGCTACTTGTAAAGATTATATTGCATGGGTTAAGGGTAGTAAAATATACGTAGAAGGAGATTCTAATTAGTTAGAGTACATAAGTATTGATTGTATATTAGAAGATCCGGTTAACGATATACCTTGTTATAATCCTGATGATGAATACCCTGTTCCTGCTGCTATGGTTCCAACTATAGTACAAATGATATTAGAGAAAGAATTAAGAGTATTAGTAACTCAACCTAGTGATGTAACTAATGACTCTAAAGATGATACACAAAATATATATAGTAAGAAATGAGAGAACGACTAACGTATGACAGAAAGTGTTATACCATTGCTGATTACTATATAAGTTATAAGGAATACATTGAGCCCAATACTTAGTATGATGTAGATTTAAAGACCTTTAAAGCTATAGTTACAGATTACTTTAAATTTATTAGAGATGAAATCATGCTTAATTGTAAAGAGTTCAAGCTACCTTGTAGACTTGGTAAGTTGTCTATAATTAAGCATATGCCTAAAGAATTTACAGGTAAAAGTTTAAGATGGGACTGGAAAGCTACTAGAGAAACAGGCAAACCCGTATACTTACTTAATGAGCACTCCAATTACTTTAAGTACAGATTCTACTGGCAAAAGAAAGATTGTCTATTGATTAATAAAGGAGCTTATTAGTTTGTAGCTTGTAGACAAAACAAGAGGGATCTCGCCCAACTCATTTTCAAAAAATTAAAAGATTATCCAGAATTATGATAGTAAACAGAATGATAAGTTCTAAATCCGTTATAGCTAAAGTAATAGCAGATTTAGATCTTAAAGAAGACCAAATAAGAATTACAGATATCAGAGAATGGATACTCGAAGCTATACTTAAGATAGGAGCCATTCAATAGTACGATCATAAAGTAGTTATTCTACCTATTATAAATCATCAAGCAGCTTTACCTTGTGATTTATACAAACTGGGTCAAGTAGCTTTTTCATTCTAGAATGATGGTGGTTGGTTACCTATGCGTAAGACTACTTCAAGCTTTGGGATATTTCATGATAGAGGATGCGGTAAACCTTGTATGTTGATACACGATACTGAGTTATTTCCATTAGTAAAGAATATGTTCAATCTTACAAGTGATACAGAGGCCCTGCAGAAATTAAATGAAGATACTAGTTTACGTCAAACCCTTAGTATCTTACTTAATCAATGGACAGTAGGTACAGTCAATGGTAAATACGTTAATGGATCTATAGGTCATAGAGATAGCACTATGTTTAGTAATGAATTATAGTATATGACTAAACCTGGTTATATAATGACTAATATACCTGAAGGATTTGTTAAAGTATCATACTATGCAATATTTACTGATGAAGAAGCAATGCCAATGATACCAGATATCGAATCATACAAAGAAGCTATATTCTGGTATGTGACTATGAAACTAATGTATCCTAAGAAATTAAAAGGTCAGATTAGTCAAGGAGACTACTACGATATTCGTAACTCTTATAACTTTTATCGTAAATAGGCATATGCTGAAGCTATGATGCCTGGTACAGATGAAATAGAAAGTATAAAGAATACTTGGAATAAATTATATACAGAGTTTGACGATCACGATACATTCTTCTCTACTACAGGAGATGAACAGAATATATACAATTAGAATAGATAATTATGATTAGTAATACAGCTCAAATAAATACATTTTATGGTGGTATGAATATGGACAGTGATGCAGCTATATTGCCGAATAATCAATATAGATATGGTCAAGATGTTCGTATAATTACTGATGATTCTAGTACTAGTGGTGTTCTTTAGAGTGTAGAAGGCGCTAAGAAATATAATTACGGCATTAAAGGTACAGAAGAAATAATAGGTACAGCTACTATAAATGATATTGCAGTAATTGTTACTAAGTTAGTTGACGGTTATAATAAAATATATCGTATAGAGAATTTTGATTCTCCTAATTTAATTAGTACTATTGTATTATAGGGTAAATTAAAACTATGTGAAAAAGCTGATTCAAATCAGTTAAGTATAGTATTAAATTACGAAACACAGTCCAATATTAAAGCTTACTTTACTGATGGAAACTCATCTATTAAAGTAATCAACATTATGAGTGATAAGTATATAAAGTACCCTAATGTAGATAATCCTTTAGTAGATGCAGATGGTAATATACTTAATCCTGATAGTATTGACATAATACCTAATGCAATATTACCACCATTTGAAGTTACAGATATTGTGTCTGGTAACTTTCAAGCTGGTATGGTACAGTATTGTTATAGACTGTATAATAAACACTCTCAATAGACTTCATTATCTAGTTTGAGTAATTTAGTACATTTAGATGCTTCTGAAATTAATTCTCCATTAATAAATCACGAAGGGTCTTAGAAAGGCTCTTATACAGGTAAAGGATGTACAGTAAGAGCAAAACTTAGCACTAAAGATTTCAATAGATGTACTATAGTACGTATCTTCTATGAAGATAACAACTCTATTCCTACTTATTCTGTAATAGATGATATTGAAATAGATACGAATTTAGATTACATAAGTTATACTGATACTGGTAGTAGTGCATTAAGCACTATGACATAGGAAGAATTTAATGCGTTTACTAGCTATTCTTTTATATGTAACAGTATTACTTCTCTATAGAACAGACTATTTGCGTCTAATGTTACAGAAACGTCTTGGATACCAATGATATATGATAACGATGATCTAGTAGAATACGATGCAAGAGTATATAGAGCTAATGCTAACAATTACGTTAGGTTAGAAACTGCTAATCCTGATGACTATGAATATTTCTCAATTACAGATTACGATGCTATGAGGAAAATTCCAAGACATCATGATTGCATTAACCCTTATAATGCGGCTAGATCTAGCTTTGAGCAGCCTACAGAATATGTATATGGAGAAGGAAATAAACTTGGAGGTAATGGGCTAAATATATCATATAGTTTTATTAATACAGAATTAAATGAAACTTATTCTCCTCTTACTGGCGTAGAATTGGCAAATAATGTGGGACTTGATGTTAGTGGTTTTACTACAAATTCTATGCCTATTTATGAATTAGATGGAAGTAAAATATATGATAGACCTATAACTTCTGCTTATAGACAAAGAAATTATGCTGATCCTATTATAGCTTCGTTGTTTAAAAGTTATCAACGAGATGAAGTATATCGCTTTGGTATCGTATTTTACAATAGTAAATTTATAGCTTCTCCAGTGTTATGGATAGGAGATATTAGAATGCCTAATTTAGTCACAGCCCCTCTTCTTACACAATATGGTAGTTACTGGTACTCAAAACCTATAGGCATTAAATTTACGGTAAAGAACTTTCCTATTGATGCGGTATCTTATGAAATAGTAAGATGTGATAGAACAGAAAAAGATAGGACCATTGTATCACAAGGAGTTATCACTCCAATACATAATTATAAAATTGTTGAAACAAGCGATACTGGAGAAATAGGCAGAGGAGAAAGTAATAAAGACACTAATGAGTATAGGCCAATGCCATTTTTACATACTAAACGTAGAGGGTTGGTAATAGAAAGATCTGGAGCAGGTGTAGTTGGAAGAAAAATTGATGAAGAAGATATAACTGATAATTATTGGAGGTTTATATCACCAGAAGTATGTTTTAATGGAGAAAAGACTGAAGCTCTATTTAAAGACAATATATATCTCAGATAGGAAGCCGTTCTTATATCTGATTTCAGTAAACAAGATACAGATCAGCAAGGTACAAATGTGCAAAACTGGGTAGCTATGAATAACTCAGCTTAGCGTTTACCAGAAGGAACATCTCATGTTACTAATAGAAAAAGTACTAAAGTATATAATTCTGGGAATAATGCGTCAGCTTCAGCATCACAAGTATTTGCTATTCATAATGACGATTGGTACTGTGCTTATATATAGAAATTCTATTTTCGAGTAAATTCTAAATTTATAGGAAAGGAACAAAGTATAATAGACGCAAAACTTCCAGCTATAATACCATACAATGCCGTACTAAATGGTGGAGTAAAACCTTATAAAGCTAGTATAGGTAACATTACTTATTCTAATTGGACCGCTAGTAATTTTTATGAGGGTGGAAATGATATAGATGTAATTACTTATGGCCCAGCTGGTCCATGTCTTATATTATAGGTATCAGATGATGATATACTTTCAATCCAACCTATTTCATTTTATCGTGATGAACATGCTAATAATAATTGTCCATTAATTGTAGTTAATGCAAAAAAACCATTAATACCATATAACGGTAATACTTATTCAGCTAGAACTAGTTCTACATATATACCTATAGGGTCATATGGTGATAAGAATAATCCTGTAGTATATGCTTTTGGAGGAGATACTTATATTGGTATTCTAGATTATCCATCTCAAATGATATTTCAAAGAAATGAAGCTTCTGGTCGTGATTCTTGGTCTGAACGAAAACGTTATTTCGGAGCGTATATTCCATTAGAAAGCACTATCAATTTGAAATTATCTATGGGGCAAATGACTAATAGAACATATAATGGTGCTTCAAATAATGTAGATGCATATTTGCAAATAGAACCTGTTCAATTAGGTACATATCATTCGCAAAGTAAACCTTATTATTTATATAATGACGCATACTCTGCATAGCCTGATGGAAAAATATTTAGTACTAGAGGATTATATGATGAAGCAAATGTAAAATCAGCTAATAGGGTATATGTTTCACAAGCTAAAACTACAAATGAGAATATAGATAATTGGTCTATATTTAAACCTGCTGATTTTATAGATGTAGATTATTAGTATGGAGAAATAACTAACATACGGGGTATATTTAATAGATTGT